CGTGGGTATAAAACAAAGATATGGACAGCATTGTACCCTAATAAAATACAAAAGATAGGTTATGGTCACAAACTAGCACCTATTATAGCTGACATTAATGACAAAGAAGGTAAACCTACAGACCCTAAAAGATTTGATGATGTAGACCTATTAGAAAGACTTAGTTCTTATGGACGTAGTGGATTTAACCTACAGTTTATGTTAGATACTACAATGTCTGATGCTAATAGATACCCTCTAAAATTAAACGATTTAATTGTAGCTTCAGGTTGTTCCACGTGGAAAGAAGCTCCTGCTAAAATACAGTGGGCTAGTTCTCCTGAACAAATGAAAGCTATAGACCCTGAGTTACCCAATGTGGGACTCAAAGGTGACTATTATGTAGCACCATTGTTTATGTCTAAAGAATTTACACCATTTGAAGGCACTATAATGTCTATAGACCCTTCAGGTCGTGGAGAAGACAAAACAGCGTATGCGGTGCTTAAAATGCTACATGGAGTGCTTTATTTGACTGCTATAGGTTCATTAGATGGTGGTTATTCTGATGATACTCTTCATAGATTGTCTCAGATAGCTAAAAAGAATGATGTAAACCACGTTGTCATAGAGTCTAACTTTGGTGACGGTATGGCTACAGCATTGTTAAAACCTATAATGGCTAAGATACACCCATGTGAAGTAGAAGAAGTTAGACACAATATACAAAAAGAAAAGCGTATCATAGATACTTTAGAGCCAATTATGAATGGTCATAGGCTCGTAGTAGACGATTTGTTAATAAAAGAAGACTTTAAATTAGAACCTAATCACCAGTTGTTTAGACAGATGACTAGGATAACTAGAGACAAAGGAGCTTTACGACATGATGACCAGATTGATGCTTTGGCTATTGCCGCTAATGCTTGGGTTGAACGTATGGACAGAGACCAAATCCTATCCTACAATCAACACAAAGAAGACCTATTGGACAGAGAATTGGAACGCTTTATGGAAAGTACAATCGGAAGACAACCACATAAGGATAGTTGGATATAATATGGATATAACACAAAACAAACACATGTTAAAGGTAGCAGAACGAATTAAAAGACATGAAGGTTTTAGAGTAAATGTGTATGATGACCATTTAGGAAACAAAACAGGTGGCTATGGTCACTTAATGTTAGAAGGAGAAACTGAGCCTGAAGGTGGTTACACTAGAGAGTATTGGGAAGGTGTATTCCAAAAAGATTTTAAAACTGCTGTAAATGGTGCTGTTAAACTTATAGGCAATGATGTACCACCAGAAGTTATGGGTGTAGTAACAGAAATGGTATTTCAATTAGGTTACACTGGTACGTCTAAATTTAAAAAAACTTTAGCTTATATAAAAGAAGGTTCTTACTACCAAGCTAGTAAAGAAATGCTTGATTCTGACTGGGCTAAACAAACTGAAGACCGTGCTATAGCTTTGTCTAAGATTATGGCTAATATTCAATAAAAAAATTTGAAGGGGTATATCGTATATACGAGAGGGCAGTTTCCCCATACGGTACGCCAAAAACTGCACAAAAAAGAGCAAAAAGTCCGCATATATAGGCGTTTTTTTGGTCTATATAGCGTAACGGACATTATATCCGTTGCGGCTGTGGGTTTTCTTTTTGTGTGTGTCAGAGCTTGTCTGTTTTTTTGGTTTTGAGTGTTGAGAGGATAAGTTCCCATATAAGATAGAGCAAGGGTTCACACAGTATATATACAGGCTACCTACTCACTACTTACACACTAACAACTAACAAGATAAGAAGACAAGACACATGAGCAAATTGA